ACAAAGGAATATTATTATGGCTGAATTATTTGGATTTTCTATCACTCGTTCTAAAAAAACGGCGGATCCAAAACAAAGCTTTACACAACCTCAAGCGGATGATGGTACACAAACCATCGCCGCTGGAGGTTATTTTGGTCAGTACCTTGACATGGAAGGACAGGCCAAAACAGAGAGCGACTTAATCCGAAGATATAGAGAAGTAGCATTACACCCCGAGTGCGACATGGCAATTGAAGATATTGTTAATGAAGCAATCGTGGCTAACGAGTTAAAGGATGCTATTAGACTTAAATTGGATAATGTCCCTTTTGGAAGTGAAGTTAGGAAAAAGATAGAGGACGAATTTCAAGAAGTATTAAGGTTAATGAACTTTAATACAAAAGGTCACGACATATTTAGAAGATGGTATGTTGATGGCAGAATGTATTACCATAAGGTGATTGATAGAGAATCGCCAAGAAAAGGTATTACAGAGTTAAGATACATTGACCCACGAAAAATTAAGAAAGTTAGAGAAGTTAGAAAGAAAAGACCTGACGGTCCTACGCCACACGGCCTTTCTATCATAGATGATTTTCAAGAATACTATTTGTACAATGAAAAAGGTGTAGCAGGCACAACATCTGGTGGTATTAAAATTGCACCAGACACAATCGCATTTGTGCCTTCAGGAATGATTGACCAAAATAAAAATATGATACTTTCATATTTACATAAGGCAATTAAACCTGTAAATCAATTAAGAATGATTGAAGACGCTACAGTAATTTACAGAATTGCTAGAGCGCCTGAAAGAAGAATATTTAAGATTGATGTTGGTAATTTACCTAAAGTAAAAGCTGAACAATATCTACGAGATGTTATGGCAAGATATAGAAACAAACTTGTTTATGACGCTTCAACAGGAGAAATAAGAGATGATAGAAATTATATGTCAATGTTGGAAGATTTTTGGTTACCGTCAAGAGAAGGTGGAAGAGGTACTGATATTACTACTTTGCCTGGCGGTCAGAATTTAGGAGAAATTAACGATATTGAATATTTTAGAGCGAAACTATATCGTTCTTTAAATGTTCCTGCTAGTAGATTAGAAGCAAGTCAAGGTTTTAATCTTGGTCGTTCTACTGAAATTACTAGAGATGAACTTAAATTTACTAAATTTGTTCAGAGATTAAGAAAGAAATTTACTGAACTATTTAATGATATACTAAAGACACAACTAGTCTTAAAAGCTGTTATTACAGATGAAGATTGGCACATGTTAAGAGACCATGTACAATATGACTTCTTACAAGACGGACACTTTGCAGAATTAAAAGAGTCTGAAATGTTAATGGAAAGATTGAGAGTTGCCGATTCTATGAGAGACTATGTTGGTAAATATTTCTCAGTTGAATATGTTAGAAAAAATGTATTACGACAAACAGATAGAGAAATAGATAAGATAGATAAACAAATTAAAAAAGAAATTGATGATGGTATTATCGCTATGCCAGACGCAGGCGAATTTACTAGAGAAATCAAATAGGAGAAATTAAATGAGTGAACATGTAAAGAAATTTATAGACGATATACAAAATGGAAAAAATGCTGACGCAGGCGAAGCTTTTAAAGACGCTTTAAGAGCTAAAGTTGCTGATGGTTTAGATAAACAAAGAGTTGACATTGCAAGTAGAATATTCAATGACGCTTCTACAGAAGCACAATCTTTTAGCGACCCTAAACCAGCAGTTACGGATCCTTCACCTGAAACTGAAACTATTATAGACACACAAGGTCAAGAAGTTGCTTTTGAGCCAAATGGTAATGAACAACCTACACCAGAGTCAGAGGTTCCAAATGCAGAGAGTCAGCCAACTACTTAAACCAAATGTAGTTGACACTACGGTTTTTAATCAGTTGCCACCTAAACATAAAGAAGTGGTAAATGATTTTTACAATCAGGTAGAAAAATCTGATGGTAATATTATAGACAGAGTTGAAACTACGATTGATAAAGTTGCAACTAAACACAATGTAAGTACAGATGTAATGTACAATTACATTGACAAAGAAACAGGAGTATAAACATGGCATGGGTAGATGTACCAGGTTCAAATTCAGTTTGGCAGTATGAAAATTCTGCTACAGCGGCTAACACATATTCAGATTCAGGTGCAGGTGCAAACTCTGTATTTTCTGGTGGTGTAAGAACTTATACAAAACCAGGTGGTGGTACTGTAAAAGTTTATGCTAGAACTAGAAAAAAAGGTACTACAGTTGAAAGAGGCGAATTGAGTAAAACTTATTATGACAATCAGTAGTACACAATTAGTTGACGATAGTTTTAAGGTTATCAATAAGATTTCTGGTGCTCGTAACGAGAATGAAACACTTATTAATTTAGATAACTTAAAAGGTTCTACAAACGAATCTGAAATTTCAATAGCAAATGTTTATTATGAAATAGAAGGCACAGGCAAGGTACAATTGTTATTTGAAAATACGCAAGAAGATGATGAGTTTACAATGATAGGTATAGATAACTACGGTCTAAAACCTAGCGAACAAAAAATAAAAGGAACAGGCGACATTACAATTAAGACAGACGCAAATGTAGATAAGTTTAGTCTTATGTTAGAATGTCATAAAGAAATAGGATTTAGCAATGGCTGATTTAGTAACATCACAAACTATCGCTGATACCTCTGGTGTTAAATTTGTCTCAAAGTTGACAAACTTTTCAGATGGTACTGGTGAGACACAAGTAAAAAAGATAGACGCTTCCGAAGTCACATTTATGACAGAGGACGGTAATAGAAAAATTGCCAAGATATGGTATTCAGTTAACACGGCGAATAACAAATCAGGAGTTGAGTTGATATGGGACGGAGAAACCAACGCAACTGCTATGTTATTAAGTGGTAATGGTTATTTTGATTTAAGAACAGCTGGTAATGAAGTACCAAATAATGCAGTTACACCAACTGGTGATGTACTATTATCTACTAAAAACTTTGCTTTGGGTGACAATTATACAATTATTATTGAGTTTAGGTAACAAAAACATATAAATAGTTTGTACGAGAGAGAAAAAAAATGAAGTTAATATCGGAAGAAATTCAAAACGCAGAATACTTGGTTGAAGAAACCAACGGTAAAAAGAACTACAAAATTCGTGGTGTCTTTCTACAATCAGATATCAAAAATAGAAATGGAAGAATATATGAAAGTGATATCTTATCAAAAGAGGTAGATAGATACTCAAAAGAATTCATTGATAAAAAGAGAGCATTCGGTGAACTAGGTCATCCAGATGGTCCTACAGTAAATTTAGAGAGAGTATCACATATGATTACTGCTCTAAAACCAGAAGGCAAAAATTTTATTGGTGAAGCAAAAATCATGGACACACCTTACGGTAAGATTGTAAAAGGTCTTATTGATGAAGGCGCTCAATTAGGAGTATCTTCAAGAGGTATGGGATCCTTGGTTCAAAAAGGCGGTGCTAACTATGTAGGAAAAGATTTCTACTTGGCTACTGCTGCCGACATTGTTGCAGACCCCTCAGCTCCAGACGCTTTCGTTGAAGGTATTATGGAAAATAAAGAGTGGGTATGGGATAATGGTGTTATAAAAGCACAGGATATTGAAGAGTATAAAGTACATATCAAAGAGGCAAAAAGACTTAAATTAGCAGAAGCTAAAGCAAATGTCTTTAAGTCCTTTCTTGAAAAACTTTAATCTTATAAATATCTATTAATAAGAGAAAATTACTAGTAATTTTTAAAAAAGGAGATTTCTCAAATGGCCGATACAGAAAACAAATTAGCGGCGTTAGAGCAAGAAGCAGTAGCTGAGGCGAGTGCAAACCCTCAAGCGGATGCTCCTAAGAAAAATGCTGTAGCGGCTGAACCGAACCATCTGAAAAATGATGCAGAGGATTTAGGCGCAGCTGTTGTTAAACCAACAGACAGTAATCCTGACGCAACTAAAAAAGTAAAACAAGTTTCTGGCGATGCTCAACAAAAATCGCAAGGTAGTGCTGACCCTATGCCAAAATTAAGTGGTCACAATACTAAACTAGAAAGTACAGAAGCTGAAGAAGGTTCGGAAGAAATCAAGGAAGGCGAAATGCCAAAAGCTGCTTTAGACGCTCTTAAAAAACATAATAAGAAAGACGAAGAAACATCTGAAAAATCTGACGAAAAATCAGACAAAAAAGAGATGATGAAAACGGCTTCTTATAAAATGAAAAAAGAAGAAGTTGATGAGCATATGGACGCATTAACAGCTGGACAAGATGACTTATCCGAAGAATTTAAAACAAAAGCTGCAACTGTATTTGAATCAGCAGTAAACTCTAAAGTTAAAGAGATTGCTGAAACAATGGAAGCAGATATTAAAACAAACTACGAGCAAGATGTTAGTAAGCATAAAGAAGAGTTAACTGAAAAAGTTGACAGCTACTTATCTTATGTCGTTGAAGAGTGGATGAAAGAAAACGAAATCGCTCTTGAAAGAGGCATTAAAGGTGAAATCGCTGAAGACTTTATTACAGGTCTTAAAAAACTTTTCGCTGAACACTATATTGATGTTCCAGATGAAAGATACAATGTGCTTGAAGACCAAGCGTCAAAAATTGAATCTTTAGAAAAGAAACTCAATGAGCAAATAGAGAAAAATGTTGAATTAAACAAGGACAATGCAGAGAAGACAAGAAACGAAATCATGTCTGAAGTTGCAAGTGACTTGGCTGATACAGCAAAAGAAAAATTTGCTAAACTTGCTGAAGAAATTGAATGGTCTAACGCTGACACTTTCAAATCAAAATGTGAAACTATTAAAGAATCATACTTTGGTGCTAAGAAAGAAGAAGTGAAAGACGAATTACATGATGTGGCGGCTGTTGATGGGGCTTCTAACGAAGACTTGTCAAAAGCTATGGCTGCTTACACTGCCGCTATAAGCAAAACTAAAGATATTAAAATATCTTAGGTAACACGGAAAAAGGGAGAAAATAAAATGTACTTATCCGAAACTCACGAAAAAAAATGGCAGCCTGTGTTAGAACATCCTGATTTACCAGAAATTAAGGATTCTTACAGACGAGCCGTTACATCAGTTATCTTGGAAAACCAAGAAAGAGCTGCTAAGGAAGACCAAGCCTTCTTGAGCGAAGCTGCGCCTACAAACGCAACTGGTTCATCTATTGCAAATTGGGATCCAATCCTAATTTCATTAGTAAGAAGAGCAATGCCTAACCTTATCGCTTACGATATTGCTGGTGTTCAACCAATGACTGGTCCAACTGGACTAATCTTTGCAATGAGAAGCAGATACACTAATCAAACAGGTGCAGAAGCAATGTTTGACGAAGCTGATACTGACTTTTCAGGAAGAAACGCTGCTGGTTCATCTGTTGATGGTTATTCATCTACAGCGAATTCAGGAACTAACCCGAGTGTATTAAACGACTCACCTGCTGGAACATATACAACTGGTTCAGCAATGACTACAGCTGCTGCTGAAGCATTAGGTGATGACTCTGGAAACGCATTTGCTGAAATGGCATTCTCAATTGAGAAGTCAACTGTAACTGCTAAATCAAGAGCTCTTAAAGCAGAATACACAATGGAACTTGCTCAAGACTTAAAAGCAATCCATGGTTTAGACGCTGAAACTGAACTTGCTAACATCCTATCTGCTGAAATCTTAGCTGAAATCAACAGAGAAGTAGTTAGAACAGTTTACACAAATGCAGAAAAAGGTGCTGCTACAAACACAACTACTGCTGGTATCTTTGATTTAGATACAGACTCAAACGGTAGATGGTCAGTTGAGAGATTTAAAGGTCTTATGTTCCAATTGGAAAGAGACGCAAACAGAATCGCTCAAAGAACAAGAAGAGGTAAAGGGAACATGATAATTTGTTCTGCTGATGTCGCTTCTGCTCTACAAATGGCTGGTGTTTTAGATTACACACCTGCATTAAACAATAACTTGAATGTTGATGACACAGGCAATACTTTTGCTGGTGTTCTTAACGGCAGATTCAAGGTATACATTGACCCATATAGTGCAAATTCAAGCGCTAGTCAATACTATGTAGTAGGTTATAAAGGTACTTCACCTTATGACGCTGGTATGTTCTATTGTCCATATGTGCCTCTACAAATGGTTAGAGCAGTTGGTCAAGATACTTTCCAACCAAAAATCGGTTTCAAAACAAGATATGGCTTAGTTGCTAATCCTTTTGCTGAAACTGGTGCGATTTCAGGTGCTGCTTCAGCAGTAAATGACGCTGGTTCTGCTAACTCAAACAGATACTACCAAAGAGTTAAAGTTTCAAACTTAATGTAATATCTTGTAGAGTTTTCTACAGAATACGAAAAAGGGCGGTTTATCCGCCCTTTTTTTTGGCCTTCCTCCAGGATGGATAAATATAAGTATGACAGTAATAACATCATACAATAGACAACCCACAAAGTTTGACTATGCTTCGGCAACGCAGTTTAAATTTCAACTCTCAAAACTGCCTAAAGTAGAGTATTTTACAACTGCTTGTAATATACCAGGTATTAGTCTAACTGCTACGGTCCAACCAACTCCGTTGGCGGACATACCACTTCCAGGTGATACCTTGACCTTTGGTGATTTAGAGATTACATTTTTAGTAGATGAAAACCTAGAGAACTATAGAGAGATACACGGCTGGATGTATGGTATAGGATTTCCAAAATCAAGAACACAATTTGGAAGTTTGATAAAAGCAAATGCAGATAGATTTCCTACACAAGGTAAAGAGAGTAAAGCTACAGACGCTGGTAAGGTAAAATACGGTGCAACACCATTAGGACCTTTATTTTCAGACGCAACTTTAAGTGTATTGTCTAGTAAAAATAATGCAAATATAGAAGTTAGATTTAATGATGTATTTCCTTCTTCTTTATCGGCATTGCAGTTTGACCAACAAGCTGATGATGTTAACTACTTAACAGCAACGGTTTCTTTCAAGTATAAACTATATGAATTTGCTGTGAAAGGGTCGTCAAATACAACTGAAACTGTTACATAAGGCTTTACATTTATATAATATTA